CATTTTCGAAGCTCATCAGAAAGGAGGTCCATCATGACCAAACTTTTGAATGACCCGGAAAACCCCTCGGCGGGGTCAACCACGGCTCTCCGGGTGAGCGCTTGATAGGAGTGCAAGAGCTTTAGGATTTCGGTCCAGTGGCATCGCGGCAAGGCACGGTTTCGGGCTCATTTTCCTATCCGGGTGTAGCTCGACAAAGACCCCGCTACGTGCGGGGTCTTTGATTCTGTCCCTTGTCGACAAGTTCATCTGCTCGTTGAGTTTGCGCACCATCACCGCCTCGAGGGCGGGCAGCAGTTCGGCAATGGCAATCGGCGAAATGCCGAGGGCCGCGTCAGGCGCCAGCGCCGCCCCCATGTCCCAGCCGATCACCGCGCCGGGGATGACGCGCAGCTGGCCGCCAAGGCGCTGCGCCAGGTCCCACACTTGCTCGCGCTCTAGCGTCAGCGGCTGATTCAGCTTTGCGGGGCAGTCGGGACAGCTTGTGCCACAGGCCGCGCAGTAGCCTTCGCCCCCGCCGAAGGACCAGTCGGCAAGGGCGCAGAGGCGTTTTTTTCCGCGTCCAGCAAGAGGGCCTTGGCGACGTAGTGGGTCTGGAACGCCCCGAAGGCAGGCCAGAGGTCGAGCAGCGCGTCGATGGCCTCGGGGCTCGGATCGATGGGGTTGCCATCGGCATCGCCGATCCCCTCCCATTCGAGGATCGCGCGCCGCGCCAGCGCCCTGGCCATGGCGAGCGCCGCCTCCTCGGTCGCCGCCCCCTCGGGCATGTCGCCGATCGCCGGATCGCCGCGCGCCGAGACCATCAGGGCGGTGGTGAGCGGGCGGAGCTTCAAACGCACGCCGGGGATGAGATCGCGCCACTGCGGCGCGTTCGTGAGGTCGAGGGTCAGCATGGCGGGCGTTCTCAGTAGGTGGCGACGGTGTTGACGAGGACGGCGGTGCACATCCGGGCGGGGCTGGTGGCCTTGGCCGCCTGCCAGTCGAAGGTGGCCTGGATGCCCTGCGGGCCCGGGATCTCGATCCGCGGGCGCGGCAGATAGACGGCATGTGCGGTGAAGGTGAAGCTGGCATTGGCCCCGAGGCTCCAGGCGAATTCAAGCTCGCAAGGATCCCCATCGATGGCCTGCGTCACGAGCGTCGTGTCCGCAAACCGAACCTCCATCCGGCCGGTCAGCGACGCCATGCCGGGGTCAGCGCCGTCGATCTTGCCGTCGTTGCGGATGGTCTCGATCCGGTCGAGGCCGTTGGCATAGGTGATCTCGGCTGAGATCACGTTGCCGAGCGGCGAGCCGTTGCGCGTAATCGCCCCGTTGAAATGCCCGAACCGCTGCAGCGCCAGCGAGGTCGGCGTGCCAGCGGCCGAGGCCGCCGCGACGCTCTCGCCTTGCGCCACGAGCCGAGCGGTCGCGGTCAGCAAGCCCGACCGCGCCATCTGCCACGACAACTGGTCGCAGACGCAGCCGGTGTACATCGCATAGCGCGGCACCTCCGGCATCGCCGTCTCGATGGCCATGCTGGGCAGCGTCCAGCTCCCGGACTGGAAGGTGTGGGTCTTGGGCGTGGTGCCGGTGGTTGTGGGCTGACCGAAGGCCGCCTTCAGCCAGAGGCCGAAATTCTCGACGTCGATCGGCACCACCACATCGCCATCGGCCGTCACCGCGTCCTTGATCGGGGCCAGGGGATCGCGCCCGTAGCCCAACAGCTCGCTGTTCAGCAGAGGCTGCTCCGAGCCGAGCGTGGTGCTGGCAAACGGCACCGTGCGATAGCCAGTGGCAGGCGCGGTGCCATAAACAGTCTCGAACGCAAGCGCCATCTGCGCCCGCGCCCCATGGGCTCGTGCCATCGTGTTCTCCTGTGGTGAAGGGGGTCAGTAGAGCGGATCGGCCGTGGAATAGTGGAGGACGACCGGGATCACGGCGGCCTTCAGGCTGGCCGCGCCCTCGACGGGCAGATCGACCGGCCGTGGCGCTTCCGCCTCGACCCAGTCGCAGAGCCCGCCCAGCGTGCGGTCGGCGGCGAGCGCCGCGCCGATACTGGCGCAGAGGGTGTCGAATGTGGAATCCCGCGCCGCGCCCTGCACAACCGCTTCGATCTCGGCCCGGTGCTGGTAGTGGTAGCGCAGGGGCGACAGTGTGACATCGGGCTCCCCCGGCTCGCCGTCCCGCAGGATCAGGAGGCCTGCGGTGGGCACGCGTTCGGGCAGCATGTCACCGCGCAGGGTGGTAGCGGGCAAGGTGGAGAGTCGCGCAAAGAGCGCGGCGAGGATGGTTTCGCGTGGGGTGGGCATCTGCTGTTCCAGTTCAGGCGGCTTGCATCGTTCCCTGGCGACAGCGGCGCGCCACCCGGCCGTGCGGTCACGGACGAGATCAGTAAAACCCGACCTCGCGCACCTCGATCTCTGCTTCGTGGTCGCGGCCATAGGCGACGACAGCAAGCGAGGTGAGGCTGCCGGGCCGCGGCACCGATCGTAAGAGCGCGCCCGAGGCGCGGAACGCCTCGAACGGCAGACGCACTTCGGTCCAGGAGCGCGTCACCTCGAAGCCCGCCTGGTAGTACTGCCAGGGCAGGACCGTCCCCGATGTGCGCAGATGCACGAAGTAGCGCTGGTCGTTGCCCCGAACGACGAGCCGCACACCGGTAGCGCCCGCAAGCGGCGGGCCCGCGAGGTCCAGCCGCATCTGGATGAAGCCGCCCCGGTTCGCTGTGCTGACGCGACCGGTCATCCGTGCATGGGTCCGGCCATCCTCCTGCACGAAGGCGACCTGTCCGGTCGAGACACCGCCCATAACCCCGTCCGTGAAGAAGCGCCAACGGGTTTCCGGCTGCATGGCGAAGTCCTCGATGCGCGTCGCTTCGGCCATCGCCGACGGCGCCGCCGATAGCGACAGAAGCGCGACAAGGACGAGCGCGACCAGACCGCGCGGTATCATTGCCCTGACTCCCTGTCCTTGTGAGCGCGCGAGCATACCATGCCAATCCGCCACTGGGCCAGCCGGGCTCGGGTGTCCCTGCGTCAGCCCTCCTCGGGCGCTCCGCTGCCGTCGCGGAGGCGAAGGAAGAAGCCCGTGATCTCCTCCGGGGTTGCGCGGTCCACGGCCCCGTCGGCGACCTCGCCCTGCGACCAGACCCAGGTGGCCGCAGGATCGTGGCGCATCGCCCATTCTCCGAAGACCCGCTCGGAAACGGGCTCGGCGACGTGAACCTTCACCTCCAGATGCCGGTCGTCGCGTGCGATGCGGTCCAGCGCGGCCCGGACCTGCGCTTCGGGGCCCTCGAGCCACTGCAGATAGATGTCGGCGCGACAGATGAGAGCACCCGTGATGCCGTCCCGGACGTTGGCGCGTCGTGCGTCCATCAGGATGCCGTTCAATATTGCGCTGTCGAAGCCGAAGGGCCGTGACGTGTAGATGGCCCGAAAAACGCCCATGATTGTTCCCGTCCCGTCCTGTAGCGTCCTGGTCGCCGTTGCCCCGCAGAAAGCCATCCGAGGGATTGAGCGCATGGTCCGTTGAAATCCACGATCACCCCGAGGACGACTAGCACAGGCGAGCATCTGCAGATAGATTCTGCCGATGCAGCGCGGCGACCCGTTCGCACATGGCCGAATGTCTGCACAGCCTCACAATCGGCTCTCAACCCACTTCGCCACGATCAGCCCGGGCACGCTATCGAGCGCGCGCTCGCCGTCACGGTCGAGGTCTAGCCGCTTCGGCAACTTGACCTGCGGCACAAGAAGGAAGATCGGCACGGTTGTGCGCCCTCGACCGGTTTTCGACCGTGACGCTACGGCTCGGCCCTTGGTGTTCAGCCGCTCCTCCGCAACCAGCAGGCTTGGACCCCGGCGGCGATAGATGAACCGCAAGCGCAAACCTGTGCGGCGTTCCCATTCGCCGGGCGTGATCCTGCCGCCACGCAGGGACTTGCCCGCCGCGGGCAGCGGGATCGCCAGCCAGAACCCATTCTTCGAGCGGATCAGCGGTCCGGTATCGTGCGCGCCCACGATGACCGGGGCCTTGGACCAGACCAGTGCTGCCGCATCCAGGCTTTCGCCCGACCTCGGGAATTTCTGGCTCCGGATCGAATTGGCGAGTCGGGGCCCGAGCCCCGCGCCGGTGATCTGCAACCGCCATGCCGCCTTCAGCCCGGTCCCGGCCTCCCGGATCGCGGCCGAGACCGCGCGTTCGCCCGCCGCGACCTCGGCCGCCATCATCGCGACGATGTCGGGATCGATGTCGAGTTTCAGCTTCACGCGGGCATCAGATCGACGGTCCAGACCAGCCGCTCGCGGTCGCGGATGGGCTCGCCCTGGATGAGGAAAGCGTCCCCGTCGATCTCGACCCGGTCGCCTGGGCGTGGGGCTGGCACCTCGGCCACACGCAGATCGATCCGTGTGGTCTCGGACCAGAGCCGGGCATCGCCGAAGTCGGTGATCGCGTCCGCGCGCCGGGCAACGACGCGAACGAGGACCGGCGCGCCGCCGTCGGCGATGTAGACCGCGTCCCGCCCGATGTTCGGATCGGCGAAGAGCGTCGCAAGCGCGACAGAGAGGGCGTCCGGCATGTTTTCCCTTTCCTCAGAAAGGAAGTGATACTAAGTTTGCAGAAGACAGGAGAAAGCCATGACCCTTTCCCATCAGATCGCCCGGAACCCCGAGGCTGGTGCCGTGCTGACCAAGGCCGCGCTGCGGGCGGCAGACCGGCTCGGCCTGTCGGGCCGACAACTGGCCGAC